ACTTGGCTAGGGGTGAGTCTAACCTTTCTCCCACTGCGCCCAGAAGGTGTTCTAGAAGCCGAAGCAACCGTCTGAGCTGGCCTTTTGCTTTGACTTTTTAACTTGTGCGGAAACTCTTCCGCCATTCGTCGATCTAGTTCAGTATAGTACTCATCACTTTGCGGGTCAAATCTTTCCTCTTCAACAAGTTTCTTATGTATTCCAAAAACCGCATAAGTCATAGCTTGGTCATCACCAAACCATTTGTTTTTAAGGGCCCAATCTTCTGCTTTAGGGTCGGGTCTTTTAGCGGGAGGTGCTTGTGGAGCGACTTGTGGAACGGCCTGTGCCTTAGCTTGTTCGGCATATTGAGCTTGTTGTGCTTTAGCTTGCTCGGCTCTATCCGCTTGAATAGCAAGGGTAGTTATCTTTCGCTGTGCTTCTACGGCAGATTTGGTGTCGCCTAACTCCATAGCCCTAGAAAGTTCCGCTTCAGCTTGCTCCATTTGAGCGCCCACGCGAGTACTAAACTCAGACACATAATTATTGTCTAAGTTATTCATTCGTTCTTTAATCTGAGAAGACTCTGTCTGAACTTGACGAGCGTAGTTAAGAGCTTCTTGCTCTCTTCGTTCCGCTTCTCTCATTTTTTTAGTTAAACGGTCTATTCGTTTCTGCGTAGCTGATTCAGCTTTTTTAAACTGATCTTCTGCGCTATCTTCGTTATCCGCCTGAACTTCTACTTCTTTAGAGGTGTCCCCTACTTCTGAAACCTCTACTTCTGTATCTGTTTCATTATCTACTTCATAATTAGCTTCTGCCTCGGCCATTATTTATTCCTTATAAGTGGTGAATATCTTCGGGATCAAGAATAGACGCAAGAATCTCGTCGTCATTAAGTATTCTTACTTCTCCCCCATCTATTTGAAAACGAGAACCCGCGTATCGGGCAAACATTACCCATTGTTTTTCTTCACACCATGGGCCAGAAGGAAATTTGTCTTTATCTTGATAAGCTAATGGCCCTAGTTTTAAAACATAGCCAACTTGCGTTGAAATTTGTTTTTTATCTTGGACCTCGTCCGGTAGAAATATACCGCTTTCTGTTTTAGCTTTACCTTTGTAAGGAAGAATTAATACGCGCCATCCTGTTGGATGAGGTAGTCGTTCTAACAAAGAACCACTAATTAATTCAGGGTTTAACACGGGCTTATCTACATAAGCTTCGGCTAAGTTTGGTTTTTCTTTTACTTCTTCAGTCATCAGATTGCTCCTGTTTTTCTAGCAGGCCCTTGAGTTCCTGTTCAACGTGATTTAAGGAATCTAAATTTCCCATAAGCTCACGATATTGTTCCATTGATTTAACATTACCGTATTGCATTAAATCTACAATTCCAGCTTGTCGATCTCGAATAATCCTAAAAACTGCTTCTGCTACATATATCTCATCCATTACTCCTCGCATATTGTCTAATAAAGTCGTAGATTATCTTAGCATATCTTATACGAAGTATGCTAGTACTTATGCAAGTTCAAAATGTGGAGCGTCTATAAAAGGTCTTCGGTTCTGAGAACGCCTTAAATCAATGTATTCATTCATTAAATCTTCTGCGGACATATCAGAGTCCGATAAATTTTTGTGCCAAGCTGCGCCCCATCTAAGCGTTACGTCTAATTCTTTTGCAGCCTGACGCATAGCATCCGCTATATCGTCGTAAACACTTAGCTCCCAACTTACCCTAGGACCTATATAAGCCACCAAATCAACAGCTTTTCCGCCTAAATGCTTGCTTTTTAAGGTTTGACTAGCACCTTTTTCTACTAGCTCTTTTTGCCGCTCTAAGGTTCTTAGCCCTTCAGAAACTCCAAAGTCTACTTCAGTTAAATCTATGGCTCTTTTTACCACATCTATTAAACTAGAATCTAAACCCTTTAATCGGTCAATACTTCTTTCTGAAAGTTTAAACGTCATTTACATCCTTTATTGGTCAGCTAATATGTTAGTTAAAGCACGGTCAATCCGTTTGTTCATTCTTTCCTCTACCTCTTTAAGTCTTGATTCGGTAGAAACAACACGCTCGTCAAACCACTTCTGAGCCTCCGTTACTGTTTGTTTTGTTCGCTGCTCAGACTCCATCAAAGACTCGTTAATTGCAATTACTCTTGCATCAAATAGCTCTTGAGCATTAGATAAGTTTGCGCGAGCTTTGTCTAATTGAGCATTTGATCTGTCTTCATAAGTTTGCACTCGTTCATCAAACCACCTTTGAAAATCCTGAACCGATTTAAGATGATCCTCTTCAAAAGACTGTGATTTTTGATCTACTTTGTCTATTTTTTCATCAAACCATTGTTGAAAATCTTGCATGACTTTCCGGTTATTTGCTTCTGCGGATTGTCCTTGTGTTTCAATTATTGACAACTTTTCGTCAAACCATCTTTTAGCTTCTGATACAACCACACGATTCCTGTTTTCAACTTCTCGTATAGATTTATGCACATCTTCCATAGCGTTTTCAACATTGATAACGTCCGTTCGTAAATCTTGTTTAATATCTTTTGCATAGCCTATTGCCTCCTCAACTTTAATCATAGAAGTCTCTACTTGAACAGCAATTGCATTAGGATTAAGGTTAGCAAGTTTTTTCTTGTGACCTTCGTAATCGTCCCAAAGCAATGCTGCCCCCCATATGACACCCGCAGCGCTACTTAAAGCAGTTAGAACTGCAAACATCTTGCCACCCGTAAACTTTACACCGCCAATATTAATTTCAGTACTCATATTGAACATCCACCATTTCTGACCAGAGTTTATCATCTCTGTAAATTGAACCCCAAATCCTGTCTTTGAAATTCTTTTTGTCTTTCAAACCTTTGTCTTCATAAAAGGCTACGTCCTGAAGTCTAGGTAAATTTTCATAACCTTGAGAGGTCAGAGTCATTACAGCAATAGCAACTGCTTGTGCTTGGGCATTATAAACAGAATCAAAGTTTGCTGCGACTTGATCCATATCCGCAGCGTTAATCCGTACAACTAAAGTATTGCCCTCGCTGTTTGATTTTGTATTGCCTTTAGCCTCAGAACTTGATTCCTGCTCTTCTTGCTGCTCTGGCTCAGGCTCTTTAGCTACCTCCATTTCCTGCTCCTGTTCTGGTTCGCTAACAGGTTCAGGCTCCGGTTTTTCTTCTGACTCTTGTGCTTCTGCTTTTTGTGTAGGCTCTGGCTCAGGTTCTTTGGCTTCCATTTGTTGTTCTGGTTCAGATAGGTCCGTTTGCATTTCGGGCTCTACCACTTCCGTTTGCATTTCAGGTTCGGGGGCAGGTTCATTAAGGTCCATTTCTACAACAATTTCAGGTTCTGGAGCATCCATAGGACCAACTGACACGGGAGTTATATCTAAATCCTGTATTTCTGCAATTTCAATAATAACAGGAGCAGCATCCGGCATAGTAATATCAGGAACTGCCGACCCTACTGAATCAACAGGAATCTCGATCACAGTTATAACTTCGGGCTGTGAGGGAGCTACCTCAATAGGCTGAATAGGAATGTCCACGGAAACTTGCGGCACATCCACTACAAAATCAGGCTCTGGGTTTATTAAAGAAGGTGTGGTGGTTATTAAATCTATAACATTATAAGTGACATTAAAAAAAGCACTGTGCGTTGCTCCTGCCATATACCACTTTGAATATGCGGCGGGGTCAATAGAAGAAAAACTTAATATTGCACTGTCCGCGTCAAATGTTGTTTCTGCGGAAAAAGAGTAATCTACATAAAAATTGTTATAGTCTAAGGTAACGGTGTCTGTATACAGTTGGCCGCCATAATTTAACTCTACTGTTATTTTATCGTAGTACGCAGGTTGACTTGTTTGGTGACAACTAAAACCTCCATCTCCGGGGGTATTATTACAGCCAAAAGAACTCATCCCGTAATCAATTTGACCAATGTCATTGTACGGAGTTAAATCAAACGTTTGAGACACAGTGCCTTGCTCGTCGCTGTAAACCCAAATAATATCTGCGTTTTGATCCATAGACTGTCCCGCACCGTTCCATTTACAATCCGTGCAAGTATAAACATCTCCATCAATCGACCAGTTGTCGTTGTCCACTAGGTTGTTGGTGGTGTCTTCTGCTGCAGCACTAGCGAAAAAGAACAATAAAACTATCGGGTGTAGTTTGGCCACGGGGGATTGCCTTTATGTGGTTTTCGGGCATTACGTTTAGATTTTTTGTCCAACATAGCTAAATTTTCTTTTTGTGAAACTAAAGCTCCTTCCGGTACCCGGTGCAAACTGGACAGCCATGCTTGCTTCGCTTTTTTGCCTATCAGACCATTTATAGGACAATAGGTACCAGCATCCCACATTGCTTGAAAAACTCTAGCGTCGGCCATACAAAGCAACGAAACCGCAGCTACTTTCATACCCATAGAATACAACTGCTTAGATAGTTTAAGGTTTTCACAGTTAAGATCTCTAACGGCTTTACCCCCAGATATTCCAAAAATTTGAGTCTGAACCGCTCCCGAAACTCCTGTCGTACAAATGTCGCTATTGTTTATGACAACATTAGGTGAATTAGCTGTGCTTGGAGTCCGATCAACCGTAGTCGTGCCAACCGTATTAGAGGAACTAGAAACCGTACTAGAAACGGTACTACTAATAGTATTAGTTTGTGCTAAAGACGAGGTAGCACAAAACAAAACAAAACAAGCTATAGTTCTTACTAAAGTATTTTTCATTACCGCCCCTGACCACGATACCTCTTAAAACTTCTTTTATCGTTTTTGCTACGAGGTCTGGAGTTTACAGAACTCCCTATAGACGTTTTCTTTTTTATTTTTGTCCTTATAGGAGCATCTAATTTAAGACGTGCCATTACTTAGCCACACCTTTGCTTTTTTCAAAGCTTCGTAAACCCCCAAGACCTAGCATACCCATAAGAACCGTCATTAATTGACCCATGTCAAACTCAGGTAAAGCAGGTATTTCCATACCATAGGCAGCAACGATAAAAATAGCCAGAGGCTGAATGACAAAATGATAAGCAAAGGCAGTACCGCACACCCAGCCCACAAAAGGTCTCCAGCCACCTTTCCAGACAGAGCCACTAGCTGCTTCCGCTTTATTGACTTCAACTTGTGCAAGGGCAAGTTGTTGTGCATGCCTGTCCGCCATTGTCGAAATTTCATGTGCTAACGCCGCCTTCTGATCTTTATCTTCAACAAATTTATCTAAAAGTCCAGTTACCGGTCCAATAAGTGCGCTGAGTATTGCCATACAATCTCCTTACTTAGAACACTGACAAATACCAATGCCTAGTTTAGACAAACACCAAGAAACAAACTTTCTTAAAAGTTTACGCATTAACTTAATAGCCGGTAAACTTTGTACCCTGAATAGCCGCGCCCGTGCCACGCATTTTCATGCGTTTTGGCGTGTTACCGGCCATCGGAGCATCGGCAGTCTTTCCGTAAGGAATTCTACCTTGACCCTTAATGTCCGCATACTCTACTGCTTTTGGTGGGTTAGCTGGAACCGAACCCATACACTTTACTTTTGCCTTCATGTTAGTCTCCTATTGTTGCTTTTTAAGTAATTCACGTTCCATTGCAGATTGTATTCTAGCAGCAGTTTGAGACTCTTGTGATTGAAGTCGTTGCTGGAATTGTTCCTTACGTGCCTGCAATGCTTGTGCATCTAAATTAAGCTTCTGAGAATCTAATTGTGCATCATTCTGTTCGGCCTGTGCTTTTAGCTGAAGTTCAGCCTCTTTCAACTTAACTAACGGATCAGGTTTACCCGCACCCGACAACTGGCCAGATACCTGTTTAACCTGCTGCATACCTTCTGCCACAAATTGTGCCACCATTTGTTCCATTTGTAGCATTTCTTCTTCAGGAGAAACCGCTTGACCCATTTGCGCCCTTTGTTGCGAGTAAGTAGTCATCGCTTGTTCTTGTGCGGCGATCTTTACATGTTCCATTACATGTTTTTGTAAAGCCATAGCAACCGGAGGCAATGAGCCAACCATTGGGCTAGATCCAAAAACTAAGTGTGCCGTAATGTGCGCTTGATGATTCTGACCTTCAAAAGCTTTAAGAGGCAACATATCAAGAGAATTAATGTTTTCTTGAGCAGGATCAATAGGCGTAGGTTCTTCTTCCGACACTGCTTTCATAAGCCGGTCGGTATCAGTCACACCTAGCGCTTCATACATGTCACGGTAAACCTCGTGCATGTTGTGTAATTCCGGTGCAGCACCCGCCAATTGTAGTTTTGTTTGCGCTAGTACAATACGTTGCGCCTGACTGAATACGTTAGGGTTACTTACCGGAATCACGTCCACTTTATCATCAAAATCTGAACGCATCACACTTGCATCTGCGCCTTCAACAGAGTAAGGATATTCTTGCGGTAAACTCTCGCCCATCACGCGGCATAGAATTTTAAACTCCTGCCTCATACCATAATGCAAACGTTTATGCACAGCGCTCATCACACGAGAGCCTTGCTCTAACATCGCAATTGTTGTCCCTACCGCAGCGTTTTGATTGCCGTCTCCTACTTTCATGTCAGTAATTGTGGCAAACCTTTGACCCGCTTGAACAACAAAACCTAACAACTGAAATAAAGTCTGATCAGGGCCCTTAAAGGGTAAAGGCATAAGGGAGTCACGGATGGCACCGCCCGGAGCGTCCACATCTCTAAATTCACCGGGCTGAAGTGGATCGTCATCGTCTCTGATACGAAGTCCTCTGGCTTTAAAACCAGCAGGTAGGTTGGACAAAGTACCAGCATCGATTAATTGCCTCAACGCAGCAGTAGCCGTCCGTGACAAACCGCCAATGGTGTGTATCAAACCTAGTCCATAGAAACCAAAGCCGGGTAAAAACTTAAAGTGAGTAAAGTATTGAATCTTTTTCTTTAACTCATCCTCTTCCGAATAGTTTCTTCTAATAGATAAAACTTGACCATTGTCCTCAGAGATCGTAACAATGTAAGGAATCTTAATACCCGTAGGTTC